GACCTTTCTAATATCTCATCTGCCACCCATCCTAGATCAGTCTCAGGTACATGTTCTAGTACGTCAGTACATATTACTGCATCATACTTGTCACTACTAAGTACGTTATACTCAGCAAGAGCAGGTTCATAACGATCAATTTTATCTAGCTCCCAATATTCTGTTAGTGGTTTATCTATCACGTTGGTTAGTCTCTTATAGTCTTCAGTATACAGAGTACCTTTACCTGCTCCATAGTCTAGTAAACTTTTACACTTATTAGATTTAAGGAAGCCATCAATTATATAGATAAACTTTGTTAAACTCTTACCATCAAACATACCTTTAGCTGAAGAATGCATTGTAATGTATTGATCAAGTAACTCTGTATACTTAGCTGATGGTCTGTCTCTACTTAACTCTGGATCATATTGTATATCAAGCATCGTAGTATCCTTCAAACTCTGGTCTTGTTTTCTTTTTCTGTTGTATATCCCATAGGTCAGCTACCATTGTATCTTTACCATGAAATGTTAATACACCCTCAAGACCTTCATCTTGAAAGACTTTCTCACAATCCTGTGCCATAGCTAGTAGCTCACCAGTAGTCCAGTACTTCTTTTCATCAACACTTACTTCAATGTACTTAGGCTTTGGTACTTCACCACCCTCTATGTCACCAGTAACTTCAGTCATTTCTTTTTTACTAGGCTTATCTCTGCAACAATCAAAACCAAAGAGGTCTATGTTTCTAAAGCCCATTGTATGTAGTATACCTATGCCCCTCATAGCAGCACATGTACCACCAGTAATCATAGTAGCACCTTTAGGTATACCTAGATCATCAGGTACTTTGACTTGTTGATTCTGTATCTGAGTGCCTTGCTCATCCTCTTCTCTTAAAGAATCAGTGAAGGCATGCCATCCCCATATCTTACATTCTTTAGAGATAAAGAAGTTAGTTACAGAAGGATCAGTCATAGAAGCAACAAAGAAATTAGTATCAGGATCTAAGTTCTTAAAGAGATCCTTACGTACTACGTTGTGAGTAGACACTCCTGTAATAGGTCTAGGATCTAGTATGACACACCCCCAAGGCTTGATGCCATTAGCAATCAGATGTGGGTAAGCATGTTTAACTGTTAGTAACTTAGCATCTGGATTGTCCTTGATGAACATCTTCAATGCACCATAGTCTAGGTACGGCCCAGCAGAAACAAGTATAGCTTTCTCTTGATGTGCCATATGCTTAGTCACCCACTTCTTAGGATCAATCAAGGTCATGTTAGACTTGATGTTGTTCTTGATGTAATCTTTAGGAACACAGTCTCTAGGATGTACAACAATAGGTACACTCTTTAACTGACTAGGGATATCTTTTACAGTTGTACCGTGAAGAAAAACCACAAGGTGAGTATGACCACCTCCAGCCACCTTGTCTTGGGAAGGGAGAAGATGCTTACGTGTCGTAGACTTCTGATCAAAGCTTGTCCAGCCATCTTTCGTTGTCTCCTTCTTATCAACCTTCTTTGTCTTGACGCTATCAAAAACATTCTTTACTCCATGATATTTTTCAGGAGGCATAGACTCATCTTCTTCTGATTCCTTAGTGAAGTAGTGATCACCTACAACTACAGGTACGTCCTTAAGTATTTTGTATTCTGACTTAACTGTCTTAATACTATTACCACTACCAATCAAAGCAAAGTCTACATCTTTTACATCCTTCTTTAATAATGTTTCCCTTACATTACCTTTGGTTAATTGAAAAGTAAACTCTTTATTCTCTTTCTCTTTCACATGATCAGAGAACTCTACTAGTCTTTTATGTACAGCTTCCAAAGTATTGTGAGGCTTTACATTAAACTCTTCGTGATCTGTCTCTGTAGTCGCATCTTCAAAGAGATCATAACCTATGTAATGTACTTCATCTGTCTTCTGGAATGCAGCAAGTGCCATCTCAATAGCTCTACCACCATTCCAAGTACCTGTCTCAAGTATAGTCTTAGGTTTATAACACCTCACTAGATCAGCTAACTGCTTGTACCTACTAGGTAGTATGTCTTGAGTAGTCTCTGTATCAGAGAGCTTGAAGATACGTTTACCTTCCTTATCTCTTAAAGCAAAGTTCTCACGATCATACATGTTGACAAGGATGTCACCTATAATAGATTTCTTAGGATCAACCTCTAGTGTTTTCATACCATGAGCATTATAGATAAGCTTAAGTCTATCAAAGATAAAGCTATCATGCCACTCACGGTAGTTAAGGAACTCACCAGATATAAACGCACCTCTGAGATCACCAAGCAAACGTACTGGTGTTTCTTTATCAAGGTTGAAACCTACAAGTTGTTCCATATCAGTGAAGGTTACAAGGTCTAGTTTGTCTGAGTGTTCAGGAAATATAGTATCAATATCTTTATGATATACATTCTTGATGTTCATACAACTAGGATCAAGCCAGAACAACCAACCATCAGTGCTATCAAAGGCACACTCTGTTAGTGCAATTACTTTAGGAATATACTTCAGTGGATTTAGAATATCATTGTATGGTATCTTACCACCCTCAGTGCCGTTGTGTTGAGCAAAGGTCTTAAGGAAGTCTGGATAGTCTGATATCTCCATTAGGTTATGATAAAATATATTCTTAGCTTTAGGTAAAGAATAATTAGCAAGATCAAGATCATAATAATAACAATGAAATTCTATGCTAGGTTCCCAGTTATCTTTAAATTCATTTAAGAGATGAAACGTACTATGCTGTAGTGATGTTTCATCAAAGGCTGTTACAATTTTATAGTTCATCTATTTTTCCATGTAATACTAAATGTGAATAGTCACCGTTCCATTCTGTTGCCATCAATCCATCAACTTCACGTTGACATTCCCACTTAGGAAACCAAGGACCACCTGTTGTAAAGTGTACCATCTTAGGATTAATAGAAGAATCAGAGTGACCATCTAACCAATTCCATTCTTCTGCTATTGTACCCATAGCTGAGTTCTTATTAGGTAACCAACCAAATGTATGTAGATAATTACCTGTCTTATTGTTGACAGCAAAGGGTGTGAGTTGTTTGTTTAACTCATGACCACAGTTCCACAACATAAGACTAGACCAGTTCTTTCTATTGTATCTAGTCTGTTCTCGACCATCCATTTTAAACTTAGCAGTTGGTTCGTACTCATGCTTAACACAGTACAAAGGATAGAACTCATCGTTGTATTCCTCAAACAATTCATTGATGTCTGTTCTAGGATACATGTCACAATCTAAATACAAAGCCCATCCTTCATACTGCATCAAAGCAGGTACTAGAAAACGAGTGAAAGTAAACTCACTTGAGAAAGGCTTCTGATCTATGGAGTCAACCATCTGATTGTTCACCCACTCGAAAGGTCTATTAAACATATTCATATGTTCCAAGATATCTTTACGTAGAAACTTAACTATAATATCCTTTGGTGAGTTAGCTTCTATTAAATATTTTAACATCTGGGCTGCAACCTTTTCTTTAGGATCATATCCTATAAAAACTGTGTTCACCTTCTTCTCTTTACTAATAGCCATTAGTACATCCTCTACTTTAGTTCTATTGTTCTAGGTTTTTTATGATCAGGAATGTTTTGTTCCAGATCAATAGTAAGTAACCCATTATCTATACTAGCATCATTCACCTCTATATTCTCAGCAAGGTGAAAGATTTTATTAAAACTTCTGTTAGCAATCCCACGATATAGAATCTTACCATTACTTTCAGTTTCTTTTCCATCATAAGAGATGGTGAGGTTCTGCTCCACAAGAGTAATGTCTAAGTCTTCTTTAGAGATACCAGCAATAGCAAGTGTAATAGTATACTTACCATCTTCGTACTCTATTAAATTATGTGGGGGATAATTAGGTTTATTATTTATTGAGTTAGTAGATTGGTTTAACATTGTATTAAATATCTTATCATAACCTATAACCCAATCTCTATAGTCTTGTAATTGTAATCTAGACGATAGACGTTTATCTACATAGTTCATAATGTTTCTCCTTAATAAGCAAGATTGTATGGAACCCACAGTGGCATTCCATACATTATTATACTACACTTTTTATATCTTGGCAAGCTTTTTTAGTCACATTATTAATTCTTCCATATCATATAACTTATTTATAGGAAGATTGTAACAATCTGCTCTAACTATAAAACCATTATCCCCGTCTTTATCACCTTTCTTTAAAAATCTAGCTGACTTAAAATATTCTTCTTTAGGCATCCATCCTAATAACCATCCTTTAGATAGATCATTTAAAACCCTTGTAAAAATATAATGACTACACTTTTGTTTAGTATTAAAAGCAGCTACTGAGCAATCATAATATTCTTTAGGAATAACCGTAGTTCTTTTTGTTTTCACATCTAATTTATTATCTTTATATATAATATCAAAATCATAAGTATTAAATAACTTTGATTCAGGTAGAAAAGATAGAGTCATCATCTCACCTATAAATCCACTAAGATTACCATCTCCTTTAGTAATTGAGTTATTTAAATTCCCCATTTCTTTTGATTTTAAGGTTGATTCTTCAATCCATTTTTTATCTACAATAATTTCTTTCATAATTTATTCCTATAGTTTACAAGTATTAATATTTTTATTCACACTCTTTCTGGCCTGTAGCTGGATCTATGTAACAAGCTTCTGCTTTAGGCTCATCCTTGACCTCATTAAGAATACCATAGCGTTTACCACTGGCTCTGAAGGTGGTGATGCCTTTGCATCCCTGCTTCCAAGCATTGTAGTATAACTCTTTGAACTCTTCGTAAGTTACGTTGTCACCTACGTTACAGGTCTTAGAGACAGCACTGTCAATGTACTTAGATGTT